TCATCGGTTCGTCTGAGAATTACGTGCAACTGCGCACGCGACACCCGGAGACAACGGCTGACTAAGCTTACTCCCCATCCCCGGGCAATAAGGGCGCGTGCGCTATCCACTTTTTTGCACGCCCGTATTCAACGGCTTCTTTAAGGAGTTCATTTTCCATCGTTTTTTTGCCGAGCAGGCGCTGGAGTTCTTTAATCTGCTTCATGGCAGCAGCAAGTTCAGAGGCAGGAACGACCTGCTCTCCTGCGGCCACAGCAGTAAGACTTCCCTCCTGGTATTGCTTGCGCCAGAGAAATAACTGGCTGGCTGCCACACCGTGTTGCCGGGCAACAAGGGAGACCGTCATTCCCGGTTCAAAACTCTGCTGAACAATAGCGATCTTTTCCTGTGTAGTACGCCGTCTGCGTTTCTCCGGTCCTAAGACATCAATCATCTGCTCTCCAATGACTAGTCTAAAAACTAGTATTAAGACTATCACTTATTTAAGTGATATTGGTTGTCTGGAGATTCAGGGGGCCAGTCTAAACGCCGATCTCACACGTAACCAGTAAAGGAAAACTAGTTCTCCAATTTAGCTCGCCAATTACAGGCATTCGCTCACTACAGCTTATCCAACTATCCGGAGTTACCGGATAGTTGCGCATTGCGACCTTTAATGCCTCATAGAAGCAACCTTTCAGATTGTTGAACTGACGCCCATTAAGAGGACCGTGTTCAGTAAGCATGTTGCGTAATTTCCATGCCGCGTCGTTTACTTCGTTGGATGACAGGGGAGGCAACTTGTAAGTTTGGCTTACAGGTTCGGCACCATGAAGCATGGCGCCGCTCCGCTCTATGCCATCCAGCGCGATTCGCAGTGCCTGAATTGTGGTAGAGCTATCGTTTGGGGCTATTCCATATCGCTCGAATACAGCTAAATGGTTGCGCATAATCTCAGGCGTAAGCTCTTTGTAAGCATAAGCAAGAGGCTCTGATGCATTATCCGGCACAACCGACGCAGGCGCGGCAGCATAAACAGGAATAACGTCAGCTTGCTCTTTATTGCTTTCATCCGTTAAAGCCCAGAATAATTTCCCGGCCGGATGTTTGAAAATATAAGCAACTGGATCTGCTTCCAGCGATGCCAGTGCAATTTTAAATGCGGTAAGTATGTTGTTAACCACACCTATTTCGAATGCTATTTCACTACATACAAACGATTTATCGTCTATTATCGACTCAATTCCGGTAATCGTGTTCTGTAACCATTCTTTGGTAAGAGTATTCATAACTATTTCACTTTAATCTCAATATTTCGCAGCTTTAGCTCTACTGGCAGGTCTGACTTTCCTGTTAACGCTAATGCGAGATTTTCAGGAGTAATGAGAGCAGTTATTGTTTTCCCTATTGCCAGACGAATAATCATTCGTATCTCGCGATCGTCACATGCTCCCGGTCGAACAATTGATATTTGTCCGATCATCTCACTCTCCTTTGATGCGAATGCCAGCAAGCCAGTTTCTTATGCCGATATATTCAGCGTTCCTGAAACCGCTTTTTACATATATAAATGGCAAGCGAAGATTGTGACCATTGGCTGCCAGGTAGTCTTTACAACCCTGTTCGGTGAAACAGCAGGTAACGAATTCATCAATATCTTTCACAGCAACGCGCCGCCATTTTTCTGGTGGTTCCCGAAAGTTTTCATGAAGTAGTTCGAGACGACGACTTTGGAGTTTATTGGCTTCATTGCTATCTTCATCAACCCAGACAATCCGGTCATAGTCATAATCAGCATCAACAACAATTTCGCGCTTTTGATACACACAAAACATAGGGTCTGACGTTATTCGATTATCCTGTGTTCGAATGTTTTCACCGATGATGCCAAACGAATCTGGCGTAGGTTTTGTCTGTAACTCTTCGATACGTTCAGCCAGCGCCGCGCACTTGGCCTCAAGGTTATCAATCGTGATTCCAGCAGAACGACACTCCCGCAACGCCGTTTCCAGTTTTGATTCAAGTTCACCGAACTTACGGACAAGATATTCAGCGTTTGTTTCGTTAACCTTTAAATCTCGTGGGATGCATTTACCTTTCAGAAATCCATCCATCTCAATTAGTGACATTTGTTTCATTTCTTCCCACTCCGCCACATCGCATTCAGATATTTGTTTTGATTCACTGACGGAAAAGAATTTCTCTTAAGCAATTCCTCTCTCGATGGCATTGGCTTTACGCGTTGGCGAATAATCATTTCTGCCGGAAGAATGCCGGGATTGTATGCAAGTCCTCTCATGGTAAATTCCTCAGTCATTACTGATAGCGCCATAACGTGAGCGGTAATTACGCAGGCGCGGGTCAATTTCAGGGAAGTGGGTATATGTGGCTTTGCGGAATGGTCGGATTGATGTCTGGTAAATTCGCTCGCGTTCTTCTTTCTCTGCAAGCCATATACAGTGGCGAAATTCCTTTTCCTCTTTCGTTTCCTGCGGTAGAGACATTATTCGGTCGTAGTTTTTTCTGAATTTATCCAGCACCTCCGATACGGAATTGCCGGAACAGCGGCGCGGGTCATCCGCACCATACAGAGGCGCTGGCATAATTAAATCCTTATTTTTCTAAATCAGAATGGGATGGAATCGTCGTATACAGGAGTGTTCTGCTGGTTACTACTTTGCTGCTGCGGGCCATTTCCTGAAGCTGCAAATCCAATCTTTGCATTCAGTAATTCAAGAGTGATTGATTGACCATTTTGCCCCTGATAAACATCAACCCTGATGTTTTCTCCGGTAATTTCCACAATGCCACCTTCAGCAAGAACACTACGGTAGTAATCCGCTTGCGCTCCCGGCTTGGCAAATACAACGGCGCTGTAGTTTGTCCATTCTTTCTTTTTTGTCTGGCGATCGTAATACTGAACGCCAGCACGGATGTTGAATCCGATATTTTCCCCGGCCTGAAACTCTCTTGCGGGCTTGTTTAGTCTTACAGTAATCGAATGTGCCATTAAGCGGCCGCCCCTTCTAATTCGTCTCGTCTGATGTTGTAAACGTCCTGCGCTTTGTGCTGCTCCGGTGTGCCTTCGAGCATCTTCCACGCTTTGGCGAACGCCTGTTTAAGCTCTTCCACGGTGTTTTTCTGCAATGCTGCGTCAGTGAATGCTTTTAGAACCTGTTCAGGTGTAGGTGATGGTTTTGATTGCTTTGCTGCTGCGTTCTGCTGATGTTTATGCTCGTCGGTATCTGCATCTTTCGCATCATCAATGCCGAACAAACCATTGAGGCAATACTTGCGTGCATAAGAGCTTGTAGCTCCAGTAACTTGTGCAGAATCCATTCCTTTCTTGCTTTCTTCCTCTCGTGCAAGAGCGGTTGCCGTATGACTGTTTTCGCCATCGGTAATAGTTGCCGTGGCTTTCACGTAATACCGATCACCAATCAACACAACTTCATCGCTGATTGATAAAAACAGGCCATTCAGTAACGGCTTAACGCCTTCAAGAATGTCTTCGCAGCTTCTGTATTTATATTTGCCGAATGAGTTGTACTGATTCTTTGGCGCGTTCAGATTCTCCTGAATAGCTGCCAGTCTTGCGTAAAATTCTTTGCTCATATGTTTGTTCTCAGAATGGACATGGCCCAAGGAAATAACGCTGATTTAATACTTCAGTCTTTGCCGCATTTAAAAATACGCGAACACCTTCACGATCTCCCTTCTGGCGATACATTAACGCCTGCTGCGTGTACATGCGTCTCTGTAACTTGCTCTCCTTCACTGTGGTTGCAAGTGACATGCATATCTCCTTCGTTACCGATTAATTCTTTCATCTGACGAATGAATTCTTCGTCTGACCAGTTATCTGTAAAACTCATGGACGGCCTTGTTGTTTCAAAATATCCCAAAGCTTTTCGAGCAAACTTTTCATTCTTGGTTGTTTAAAGTCTGCTCCGGTTAAAATATTTTTTCGTGAATGCTGTACCGATAAAATCGGGTTGAAAGGGCGAACCGATGCCGCCCCTGCAATAGCGAACTGTTGCATAGGATGCTCCTTCTGTTTGATTGCATAACGAAAACGCCTCGAGTGAAGCGTTATTGGTATGCGGTAACGCCGCGCTCAGGCGGCTTTGATAGTCATATCATCTGAATCAAATATTCCTGAT